CGTATCAGGGAGTGCCTCGTTATCCTGGTAAGTCAAGATGAGGAACTCTGCATCCGTTTCGGGCAAGACCTCGGTGTGCGCCCAAAATTCGTGGGTGGGGTTGAAGTCAATGTAAATCTCCTGCGAGGTACGGATGGCCAACTGGTAGTACGAGTCAAAGTCAATGTTGTTCGCCTCATTGATGTAAAGCACCTGCCTCCTTGCTCCTCTGAGGCGGCCTTCGGAATCCGCCGAGAAGAACTCAATGGTGGACCCGTTGGCGAAGTTGTACTGCAGGAGGGTCTTGTTCCACCTATCGGGAACCCACCTGTGGGTCCATTGCATAATCTTGGCGAAGTCCTTGATGGCCCCCCTCCGTAGGTGAGGGACGGATTCGGATACTACCGAAATCTCGGACTTGGGGAACCGAGCGGCGTGGTCAATGAGGACCGCCAATATTGCAAGTGTTTTTCCTCCCCCGCCCGTTAAAGCGGGGGCAAGCATCCAGCAGATGTCCCGCCCTGAATTACCTTCTTTCGGGCAGTCATCCGCCGTATTCGGCTGATTGCTGATGTGTACTTAAAGTCCATCTCCAAATAATGGCTGCTCGATGGTGACGGTGTTCTCCTGCTTGTCCACCAACCCAAGCAGGCGGGAGGCGATGTTGGCCGAGTAAACGCCCGAACTTGCACCCTCCAGCATATCCTTGTCGCAGGTGGCCCGTATGCGTGTAATGATTGGGACAAATTCCTTGTGATGCTCCCCTTCTTCCTTCCTATACCTTGAAAGGTCAAAGCAGACCCCGTTCTCCGCAAGCCATCCCTCAAAGCCCCGAAAAGTGATAGGCCGCTCCTTGTCCCTGTAAACCATGACCCCATCCTTGCCGACATAGTCCTGCACTCGGTACGGGTTGGCCTTGTTCTCGGCCCTGTACTTTTCAAACGCCTCCCATAGTTCTTCGGGGGTATTCCATATTGGGGGACGGCCTGCCATCAATACTCAATTTTATCAATCAATTCGTCAATCTTGTCCACGATTTTCATCTTCACCGCAAAGGCGTTGGGCGAGTTGGATTCCTCCACCGCTCCGATGCAGTCGCAGAGAGTGGTAATGACCATCATCAGCGAATCCATGCGGGCTTGCACTTGGGCCTCATCGTTGGGGGCTTTAGTCGAGTTCGCCAAGTTCTCGGAGTTTATTCCTGCTCCACCCAAGGGCCGCTTTGCCACCCCAAAGGAGGTAACTGATGTAGCCGCAGTCGCTGGTGGAATCAGCGTTGTCGTAGTAGGTTTCAGCACGGGATAGGTAGGAGTGCATCCGTTTAACCGTTTCAAGGGAAATTCCTTCCCCGCTTGCGAGTTGCTGCGCCCTGACCTTACCAGTTTGGGTTGCGCACTTGTTGCCGTTCCGCTCGTTGAGTTCAATGCCCCGCTTGGCGTTGTTGCGTACCCCTTCGCCATAGTCGGCAGGGGTTGTTGAGGGCATGGGTAACGGTGTGGTGGTTGGCTTCGGCGAACTGGTCCGCCTCTTGGTAAATGTATTGGAGAGCGGATTTTACGCAGTCCGCACACCACCAATTTGTATTGGGTCGTCCATGGGCCACGAGGATGGTCTGCAAATCGTGGACCGCTTCGGGGGATAGCCGCATGAACAGGGCGGCCTGATATTGCTCCCAATAGTGGCGGTGCTTTTGGGCCGTGAGGTATTCCACTTGGGTCATAATAGGGTCAGTTGCTTGGGTTGCTCCTGCACTTGTTTAGAGCGTGCCTGAATGCGTTTCTCGGATATAGCGATGTACTCCGCCTCCCGTTCAATGCCGATATATTGGAAGCCTTCCAAGACCGCAGCGCATCCCGTGGAACCCGACCCGTTGAAAGGGTCAAGGACGATTCCGTTGGGCGGGGTTACGAGGCGGCAGAGGTAGCGCATGAGGTCGGTAGGCTTGACCGTTGGATGGAAATTCGTTCTCTCTTGAACGCCTCGGTTCCTTGGATTATCCCCGCCAGGGTTGCCCTGTTTGCGGCTTTCGTCCATTTGCTTGGAATGCGATCCGTCAAGCCCCGCATCCCTATCCGCTTTGCTTGCCTTGGCGCAGTAGAAAAAGCGGGCCGAATCTTTGAGCAGGTCGGTGGCTTCCTCGCTTCCATCGTGGATGAAGTTGGCGGGCCAGCGGCCCATTGGGACCGATTTGATGGCGTGGCCAGTACGCGCCCAGCAGCCGCTTCGGTCTTCCGTGCCGTCCTCGTTGCGAGGGTATTCAGCCTGACTGCTGCGTTTAGTGGCACCATCCACCCCCACCCTTCCCTCATCCACATTAATCGCCCCCGTCCCGTGTTGCAGGACATTCTCGGCCACCGTTCCGACCAGCGGCTTGCGGGCCACGGTTATCGGCTCCAACGCAGGCTTGAGGGCGGTGCCCCAGCCTTGCCATTGCTTTGCGGCATCGGTGGAAGGGGCGGTGATGTTCGCCGTCTTGCTGCCAGTGTTCCCTTCGCCCTGATAAGTTTCGCCTGCAAAGGAATGGCCTATCGGCACGCTGTGCTGCCCCACCACCTCCCGCTCGGCAAAATTCTTGCTTTCAACGCTGCGAATGTCTGCCTCTTTCTCCACCCATGCGGGAACTTCGCCAAGCAAATGACGACACGCCTCCAAGTGCTCACGGGTCATAATAGCGGGCTGACTTGCTGCGGTTGTATAGTGTCCACCCATGTTGGTTCCAGTCGCTTCGTCAATTTGCTTGGAGGTTATCCCCGTAGAACGAACCCACTCCGTGAACCTATATCGCCTCGTTTGTTGTTCTTCCGCTGCGTCCATCTTATCAATCGCCTTGCTCACATCCAGCGACTTTGGAAACCCCGACCCGTACACCCACGCAATCATATCCCGAATCTCAAAGCCCGCATCCTCAATCCTTACCGCCATGCGGTGCTGCGTCCTCGTCCCCGCAAAGGCCAGCAGATGACCCCCAGGCTTCAAGACCCGAAGGCACTCCACCCATACATCAACGCTTGGCACATCGTAGTCCCACTTCTTGCCCATGAAGGACAAGCCATAGGGCGGGTCGGTAACGATTGAATCCACGCTGCAATCGGGCATGGACCGCAACACTTCAAGGCAATCGCCGTGGTGCAGTTGGTGGGTCATCGGTTGGTCAGTTGCAGGATGACAACGGTCAACCCCGCAGAGGCGAGGCCGTACACGGGTGCGAGGATCCAACCGCAAGTGGACCAGGTAAGCAGGACCGCCACCCCTACTTATCAGCAGGGGAAATATCAGCGTGTCCATGGTTTTGAATAGCGGCCTTGATTTTGGCCTTGGCTTGGTCGATGGAATAAATGATGGAGCGGTACGGGATGCCCGTGTCACGGGACAACTTCTTCATGTTCCCTGTTCGCAGGTGGAGGCGCAGCAGTTCCTTGTCGTACGGGAAAGCCCCGTCCTTGGCCCAAGTGTCCATCTCGGCTTCGGCAATGGCCCACAGGTCGTCCATCAAGGAATCGTACTCCGCTTGTGGAATTGGGGAGTCGGGGTCAAGTTCTTCGAGCAGGTCGTGGTGACGGTACTTTTGGGCGAACTGGTTGTTCTTGCCTCGGTAGAGGTTCAGCAGCAACCGCACCACATAGAATTTGAAGTACCCCTGCGCCTGTATTTGCAGAATCTTGGCGGGGTCTTTCTCCAGCAGGATGAGGACGCACTCCTGTTCCAAATCTCGCCAAAGCGGGTCGCCTCCCGTGATGGTAAGGCAGGCTTTGCGGATTTCGCCACTTCGGTAGAGGTCCAGTATGATGGTGTCTGCTGACTGCATGCACAAAGATTGCAAAAAAAAAGGGTCAGCGGTTAGGCCGACCCCTTGGGCGTGATAGCGGTTTCGGGCTATTCGGTGGGTGGAAGTAGCAGAGTGTCAGTGATATAAGACCCTTCAGCGGTCTGCAAATACTCTTGGGCATTGTTGAAAACTTGCCTCCGAAGGTAGCGGAGTTGCGGCTTCGCCTTGCAGTCGTTGTTGAAGGATTCCAAGTTTATGATGATGGTGGAATAGTGCCGATTCAGTTCCTTACCGATAGCCGCAAAGGTGAACAGGTACTCGTTGTAGGCGATATCGGCCACGATGTTCCGAGCGATTACGCAGGGCCGTTCCCGTGATGGGGACCGCACTTGGTCGGGGGTTATGCCGAATATTGCCGCCGTGGTGTCAACGAGGTGGTGGATGAGGGCTGGGGTCATGGGTTTATGGTTTGGGGATTATAGGCCATTTACACGACAGTAATAACAATAAAAATAGTTTACAACTATGTAAAACGGGGCTAATGCAAACCCGAATACAATTATGAAAATCACGAAAATTGGAGTTGCTATTTCGTTGTGAATAAACCAATAAAGGAAATTACCAAAACGACTTGTAGCAAGTTGTATAGGCGATTGCTGAGTTTCTCTATTATTGTTCATGGCTTATACTATTTCGGGAATTGGCATCCAATAAGCGACTTCACAAGTAAACCAAGAGTGGTTTTCGGAGTGCCATTTATCCTCTTTGACCCAATACCAAGCAACAATTTGCATTCCTTCGTTGTCAGTAATCAGCACGGGTTGCCCATTAAAGGGCATTTGGTCTTGGGGTCTTATCCAGGGCATGGTCATGCGTTTTTGGCTTGAAGGATTCTACCGAGCAGGGTCCAATTCACGGACCAAGGCTTGATGGTTTCGGAGCGGTCGGGGCGGCTGCAAGACACGCACTCCTTGCGGATGTGGATTTGCCAGCGTCGGAAATCGGTGGGGGTTGGTTTCATGGGTTTTGGTTTAGGTTTAACAAAAATATACACAAGTTAGGAACATTCAGCCAACACCCTTTGGAAATCTTCCACGCTTCGGATGACTACATATTTGTAGCCAACTGCTTCCACGACCCCCTGCCACCACTTTTGGGATAGGGACTGCTTGCCCTTGGGGTCTTTGAACTCCAAGAACACGGCACCAGCGGCAGACAGGTATATCATGTCGCTCACACCCGCAACCACGCCCATAGCCTTCATCACGCTTCCCGCATACGCAGACGGGGCGTTGTTGTTGACGGTGAATAATCGGCCCCGCTGGTCGGGGAAGTTATTCCAATGCCATTGGAAGCACTCGGCTTGAATCTTGAACTCTTGCATGGGTAAGTTATTTTAGGATTGGAAAACGGTCTTTGTTGTGGAAGGCCCAGCCTGGCTTCCATCCCATATAGCGGATGAACTCCAAGGCTTCGGCTTTGCTCTTGCATTGGTTGTGAAGGACCCAATACGGCGAAATTACTTTGGCCTTGGCCAGTTGTGCCTTTTGGTACATGCTGCTGGTCGTGGCCAACTGCATGCCCTGCGCCTTGGTCATCAGGTGCAGGTCCACCATCTCGCCCTGCTCTTGCGGCTTGCGCTGGTACTCGTAGCCGCAATGCTTGCACTTCATCGCTCCCACGGGGATAATCGCCTCGCAGCCCTTACAGTTCTTCGCCCCGCCAACGCCATCGGATTTCTTCTTGCGTTTCTTTTTTAGGGACCAATCACGGTTGGCTTCCCAAAATCCATGGTGGTTTACATTGTTGCCGAAATCAAGGATCGTGAACTCCCGCTTGGTCGGGGTCACCCTGGAGCCACGGCCCACCATCTGCATGAATAGGGGAAGGCTTGCGGTTGCCCGGTAAAGGATAACTACCTCAATGGTTGGTTCGTCAAATCCCGTGGTCATAAGATCGCAGTTGCAAAGAATAGCATCGGGGGTATGCTTAAACCAAGCCAGCACATCGGCCCGCTCCTGCTTGCCCATGTCCCCATCCACATGGCGGGCGTTGTGGCCTGCGTTCTGCAAAGCGGCGCAGACCTCTTGACTGGATGCAATATTGCTCGCAAACAGGATCGCCTTCTTGCCCCTGCAATGCCTTCCGTAGTTTTTGACAACGCCATCAAATACCCTCCGCTTGGAATAGACCGTGGCCATCTGCTGGGTATCGTAGTCATCGCCACGCATCCCGATTCCCGATAGGTCCAAGTTTGTCCCATAGGTGACGGGACTGGCAAGGAATCCTTGGCGTATCAGTTCCCCGACCTGCACAGGGTTGTGAAGTACCTGGTAGAACTTGGACAGGCATTCTTGGTTCCCACGACGCAGCGGTGTTGCGGTGGCCCCGATGACCACGGCCTTGGCGGGGATGCTTGCAAGTAGCGGGTTGAAGGTTTGCTTGTGTGCCTCGTCAATGATCACCAGGTCCATGCCAGCCATGAGGTCGGCATAGTCGGCCTTGTTCTTGCGTCGGGCGTAGGTTTGGGCCATAGCAATGAAACAGTTGCCCGAAACATCCAGTCGGGGTTTGCCCGCTTCAATGAGGGTTGGAACGATCCCGAACTGATCCAGCGCACCGTTGGATTGCTTCAGCAGTTCAACCCGATCGGTGAAGATGATGCACCGTTTCCCCCGCTGAAGGGCCGATGCCACCATGAAGGTGAACATGACGGTCTTGCCGCTTCCAGTCGGAGCGCACAGGATTATGTGCCTCTTGCCCTCTGCGATACTTGTCCGCATTTGGTCAATGGCTTGGTTTTGGTAGGGTCTGAGCGTAGTCACTTGTAGTCACTTTGGTTTTTGAGAAGTGACTACAAAAAACGGCCTTCCTGATATCGTGGAGGCGGTTGTAGTCAGTGTAGTCACTTGTAGTTACTTTTTTTCTTATGAGTAGATATACATCACACATGCACACACGCACACGCTCGTATATATTGCCAATGTAAAATAGGGGTCAAAACTGACTACACTGACTACTTAAAACGGAATGCCTTGATTAGTAGGCGTTTGGGCGTAGTCACTTCTTTCGTAATTTCTGACTACAAAATAGCATCCGAGGAAATT